AGGACATCGAACCACCCCCTAGTTGGTGTTGTAAGTGTACTTGTAGTCATTTTTTGTTTACCGTAGACATAAAACTTTACATTATTGAAGAAAAAAATAGGGGTCATTACGACCCCTAGTTATATCCTAATTTATTTCAAATTAGGAGTTAGTATCAACCAACTGAAGGAGCAATTAAGGCCACAGGTGTGGACTCAGCTGCTGCAAGATCAAGCGGGAAGTTGTGCGCGTTGCGCTCGTGCATGACTTCCATGCCGAGACCGGCACGGTTGAGCACGTCTGCCCAGGTGTTGAGCACACGTCCTTGTCCGTCGAGGATGGACTGGTTGAAGTTGAATCCATTGAGGTTAAATGCCATGGTGCTTACGCCCAGTGCGGTGAACCAGATTCCAACTACAGGCCATGCTGCGAGGAAGAAGTGCAGTGAACGTGAGTTGTTGAATGAAGCATATTGGAAGATCAAACGACCGAAGTAGCCATGTGCTGCAACGATGTTGTATGTCTCTTCTTCTTGACCGAACTTGTAACCATAGTTCTGTGACTCAGTTTCAGTCGTCTCACGGACGAGTGAAGATGTAACCAAAGAACCGTGCATTGCACTGAACAATGAACCACCGAAGACACCTGCTACGCCGAGCATGTGGAAGGGGTGCATGAGAATGTTGTGCTCTGCTTGGAAGACAAGCATGTAGTTGAAGGTGCCACTGATACCCAGGGGCATTGCGTCAGAGAAAGAACCTTGACCGAAAGGATAGACGAGGAATACAGCAGATGCTGCAGCGACTGGTGCTGAGTATGCTACACAGATCCAGGGACGCATACCTAAACGGTATGAAAGTTCCCACTCACGTCCCATATATGCATAGATGCCGATAAGGAAGTGAAATACTACGAGTTGGAAAGGACCACCGTTATACAGCCACTCATCAAGTGATGCGGCTTCCCAGATGGGATAGAAGTGAAGACCAATTGCGTTGGAAGATGGAACAACTGCACCAGAGATGATGTTGTTACCATACATGAGTGAACCAGCGACGGGTTCACGGATGCCGTCGATGTCCACAGGGGGAGCAGCGACGAAGGCGACGATGAAACAGATGGTTGCTGCCAACAGAGTTGGAATCATCAGTACGCCGAACCAACCGACATAGAGGCGGTTATTGGTAGAAGTTACCCACTCGCAGAAAGATTCCCACGAAGAGGTTGATTGTTGCCTTGAAAGAGTTGAAGCCATTGTTTTAAACAAAAAAGTAAGACCATCAGGGAATGGTGGAGTTACTATTTCCCAGACACCCTAAGTCCGGGATATGAAAGACGTTTTTATACACCCTAGAGGTCTTGGTTTGCGGGGTGTTACGAAACGTTAAGAAATGTTTTGATTCCTTAACTTGCCGATGTATTTAGTATAGCAGGTTGTGCTATGCCCGTCAACCCCTGAAAGATGAGTGATTATACTCAACTAGTAGGAGGGGTCTTCCGAACTGGGATCAGTATAGCACGTTTCTACCTCCCAGTGCTTCCAATCTACCTCTCTTTTTGCTATCATTTGTTCCAGTTCCTCAACTGTCATACACACTTTGACAGGTTTACTAGTCTCCTTGTCGTAGATATGGAACATTTGTGTATCAATCATTACTTATTTTAATATGGACAATAAAAAAGAGACCTTCTGTTATGTGGCAGAGGTCTCTTTAAGTGGCGACGATATGTCTTTATTTATTTAATTTGTAGGTGCCATGATAGGTGTCATGATACCGCCATCACCTCCACCATTATCATCATCAGATTCTTTGATAAGATATAGTAAAAAATTTGCTACCATGAATCCAACTACTAATGCTAGAAAGTTACTGGTGTCCATTTACCATACTCCTGGAATGATTTGTCCTGTAGTAGCATAAGTTCCAACAGCGATGATGAAACCAAGCATTGCTAGACGTGAGTTGAGGATCTCTGCCTCAGGTGTGAATCCGAATTTCATTTGTTTTGCTCCTGTGTTTTGTTGTAGATAATGACTCTGCCATTTTCATGAGTGAATACTAATTCATCATGATGCCCCCAGCAGAGTTCTTCGTATAGGGCATTTAATCTCTCCATGTCATCATAGAGTTGATTAGGATTTAACATCTTCCTCTTTGACTTCCCAAGACCCACCTACTCCACCTTCCATGTTGACAACAATGTCTTGTGGTTCAGTAGATTCCTGTGAATGAGGAGGTTTGTGTTCTCTATCCATAGGAAGAGAAGATGCAAAAGGTGTACGTGAAAGATTTTTAATAACGATGAATGCATCCTTATTATATTTGCGAGTACCATAAGGGGTTGCCCACTTTTTGTTGTACTCTTCACCTTGATGGATACCAGAAACAACTGTACCACCAATCTCGATTACGATATGATCATGTCGCACATCCCAATCAAGTTTATCAATGGTTTCCCAAAGATCATCCTGAGAAAAATCCATCAGTAGAGGTTCTCCTCCTGTTCTGCCAAAATGACACAATCAGATGTGGGATAGGACACACACGTCAGAATAAAACCTGACTCCATTTGATCATCGTCAAGGAATGACTGATCACTTTGATCTACTGTTCCACTCTCAACTTTACCAGCACATGTAGAACATGCACCAGCACGACATGAGTAACTCATATCGACACCTGCTTCTTCAGCAGCGTCAAGAATGTACTGATCATCTTGACAAGTAAAGGTATGATCACCTTCACTTGTTTTCAATTGAATGCTAAAGGTCATCAAATAATACCAAAGAAAAAGTTACCAGTCACAGCATACGAAATGAATCCTGCGATGATACCCAACATAGCATAGCGTCCATTTGCTTTTTCTGCACGTTCTGCGTGGGTTTCAAGACCGTATCTTTCTGTGTAAGAAGGATCGGTGTACATTTGTGGTTCGGTAGCGTACATGTTTGTACGTCCACCATCTTCAGTTACTGTTGTCATTTGTAAAGAATTGTTAAGTCCCAAGTATATAGGAAATATTAAAATTTGTCAACCCCCTTGGGTCTCTTCCATAAGTGTCTGAAGATCTGCAGGACGATGACCCATCATCAGTTCCTTCAAGGTAACAGCATTGTCCAAAAAACCTTTGTGATAATCGATAATGATATCAATCTCACTCAGCATATCTTCATAAATGTTTCTAGCAGAAACAGAATCGTCACTGAGATAATCAAATATCGCATCTCCCATACGTGATTTACGCTGCTTCAAATAAGCGTCTGGTACTACGTAGTCCATAGTCAAAAAGAAAAGACCCCTGTATCCTAACAAAGGTCTTATAAAATGTCAAGCTAGTTTCATGATATATGCAAGAGCATAGTATGGAGGAAGGTTTGCATTTACTGCAGAAGAACCCTCAGATGCAGTAGAACCACTTACAGATGTAGAAGTAGCAGACCATCCACTAGGAGCAGTGAAACTAGTACCAGAAGTAGCATCAGTAGTATCAGTAATATTAGATGATGCAGCTACTGATAAAGTTCCAGAACCGTGAGTGTGTGAAGGAAGAGTTGCATTAGCACTACCTCCAGTAGCATCAAGGGAATATGTACTTCCAGCACCAACAACAAATCTGTTTACTAGATTTGGAGTATCATTAGTTCCATCACATAATGCCCATCCACTAGGAACACTGGCACCAGACCACATAATAATAGCACCAGCAGGAACCAAAAAGTTAGTAATGTCTCCAACAGTTTTAGTTGATGTTACAGCATTATCTTCAATTGCATTAGTTACAATTTTGTTTATGGGCATGACTTTAAACTTTTTAAGTATTTATCTTTTTGTCAAAAATAAAAGGACCATTTGTAGATCCCCATTTCTGTTCTTTAGTAACTGGGTCAAGACCTGCATCAATAACAATATACTGATTAGGTCTTAACTCAGCTCTGCTAATCAAAAGTGTTTCTTTAAATATACATCCAGGAACTGTACCACCTCTGTAATACTCTCCTTGTTTTTGAAATAAAAGATTGCACTGATCATTTTCAACAATGATAATACCCTCTTTCTTGACCATTTTAATAACTACATCACGGTAGAATGTAGTTTCATGATTATATCTTTGAGTAACATGAAATTTATTGTGTGAAATTCTTTCATGCTTAAGAATAATATGAGCAAAGGAAGTAGGATTACTAGATGCTTGTCTCCAGTTATTAAAATCCCCTTCAAACCAATCGCAAAATTCCATTAAATTAAATTAAAAGAAATAATAGTTCTAGGAGTAGTACTTGTATTCATCGGTGCCTCATGTAATATGAAGGCAGGAAATACAATCAAGTCACCTTCAGATATATCTGGACAAAATAAATCTACATCACCTTTAGTATTAATAAAAGGGCAATAAAATTTTGTAGGTATATGAAGTTCAGGATTAAAGTCAGCATAGAATACTGCTGACCATCCAAGTGTACCATGAGTATGCGCTGTATGGTACTCGTATTGTTTTGATGTTTGAAACCACACTCTAGTGATTTGAGAAACGTCAGGAACAGAAGAGATGTAAGGACTTATCATAGATAAGAACTTAGAATATTCCGTGTAATCAAAAGTATCCCAGTAACTTGTAGTTATAGAATAGTCAGGATTGACAGGAACATTCTGAGGTTCTTTAACTTTTAGATTAGATAAAATTAAATCTTTACTACTAGACCATTCCTTTACATTAAAATGATAGTGTGGGACTTCAAACATAAGGGTTTACATGCACGCCACCAATTCTTTAACTGGAAATTGGAAACCAGGTTGGGTCAGAGTTGACTCCACCAGGGCACAGTTAATGTCTGTCCGAGACCATCAAGCATAAACTCCAGATTCAATTAAATCTGCTTCAATTGAATCAAGAATAACATTGTAATCATCTTCAGGATCATCATATAATTGTACACCCTGATCTTCATAGAAGCGTATAAGTTTCTGATAAAGTTTAGGATTATCTCTATCGAGAGCAAGTGTACCCTCAACTGCAGCAGTCAGTTTAGGTAGATCGGATTTGAATTTAGAATGAAATTTAGAACGAGACATTGCTTTTGCAATTAACTTTTACTAGTGGAGAATAAATCCTCCAATCAGGGTGGCGAGAATTGAACTCACCTTAGGCGAATTATGAGTTCGCTGCATTCACCAGATTGCTACACCCCGTTTCCTGATGTATTATACATCCATCAGGAGAATGTGTCAAGAATTAAATTCTTGATTACGTAGGGTATCTAGATGGGTTAACACCTGCGAACGCCACTCCATTAACTCATTGTAGCATTCCTGGTTATGAGCACACTGACGTAACTGAGGATCAGGTTTAAGAACACTCTCATAGAAGAGACCAAGAGCATCCTTACGCTTGTCATGTTTAGAATTCATTTTACCTCAAAGTCAAGTTTACGAACCTTACGTTTCCTTCGGTTCTCTTGGTATTCTAAGTCATTAGCACTAAGGACTGTGGAATCCTTAACATTTCTTTCAGAATTAATCAAGAGAACCATCGACATATCTTTGGCAGTGATAGTGTCTCTACATATAGTCATTTGATTGGAGCACCCACAGCATTGTGGTTTTAAATTACTTGTAATTTCTAAATTACATACTTTACATCTTGCAGTTAACATGTTACATGCCTTCTTTTGCATCACTGAATTTATTTATGCTCGAAGAGGGGATCGAACCCCCGACAATCTCCGTGTAAAGGAGGCACTCTACCGCTGAGTTATTCGAGCGAACTCCTCCACCTGGACTCGAACCAGGGACAGGGTGATTAACAG